TTGGCGGAGTGGCGTTGGAATCGAAATTCAAACCAGCTCAATAACTGGGCATTGGTCCGGACAGGAGAGGGTGAGCTGGGATCGCCATCTCCTGCCCGGGCTGGCCAACTGGAGGGATAACTGATGCCGGATTGGATAATCCTGATCGTATCGGCGTTCGGGGGTTTGGGAGGAATTGCGGCCATTGCGACCTGGCTGCTGAATTGGCAAAAGGCAAAGCCAGAGATTGCACGGATGTACGAGGAGATGGCGGAAAAACAGGCAAAGCAGATCGATGAACTGAGGGTCAGAATAAACAGGCAGGATCGGAAGATCCAGAGGCAAGGATCAGTGATCATAAAACTGCGAGAATGTTTGCAGGAATGGGAGGAAGGGATAAGGATGCTGGTGGAACAGATCATGGCTAAAGGAATGACGCCGGTATGGACGCCAAGGGCGGTAAATGAAGAAATGGCGGATTACGGATTGGAGGAAGAGGAAAAGAAGTGAACCAGCACATCCTACCGGTACCAGATTACTGCGTGACGACGCAGACATTCGACGAGCACGAGGCGGCGGCCAGGCGAAATGGCTGGTGCACCAGGCCGGGGAACTGCCCTTCGGGGATCTATTATTACGGCGGGCTGGATAAAGCGCCGACCTGGGCGGATATCAACCGGGACATACCAGTTTGCGCTTCGGCGGATTTCAAGAGCATCGAATACGCGGATTGGGACCGGAAGGGTAAAGGACCTGGCGGAGGATATGGGTTCTACGTAAAGGGGATCACGCCGGATAGGGAGGAAGTGATCACAGCGCACCTGGCAACGATACCGATGGTGAAGGCAGGGGATAAGGATATTCCAGCAGGGACGCAACTGGGATGGATGGGATCCACGGGGAATTCGAGCAGCAAACATATCCATTGGGAGATCCGGGTAAATGGGATCCCGGTGGATCCGGAGAAGAAGCTGTCGACGGTGATCGTGCAGCCGCCTGTGGTGGTAGAACCGGTTATAAACGGCGATTATCCGGGAGCGGCAGTTATCGAGATCGAGGACTGGGAATTCGAGCTGGCTTCGGATTGGCTGAACCTGCGAAACGGGCCGGGAACACAGATGCGAGGCTACCAGGTGGTGGGAAAGATCGAGGGGCAAGGGATCGAAGTGAAGGGGAAACGGTTGGTGATCTGGGAGGGGTGGATCGAGATTGGGGATGGAAAATATTGCGCGTTGGTAAATCAGGGAGAGGTATACCTGGTGAGGAAATAGAGACGCGAAACATTGAGACGCAAAATATTGCGTCTCTACGATCGATGATTGGCGAATGATGAGAGGCGATTGTTTTTTCAGGAATGATTTCGGATGGTGGAATATTTTCTTATTGTTCTTGGCATTGGTTTGTTGTTCCTGGGAAAGGTCGAGGGAATCGATATACAGGAAGGTCGAATGGATACATTAGTTTGCCTGGTGGTTTTGTTGATATTTTCCTTGAGCCTTTTATTGGCGGAATTAATCAATTGTATCTATCGCATCGTAAACTACTCAATACGAAGATTTATTATCTTTTTATGGTCGAAAATGCAGGGAAAACCGGAGATAACTATCGATGACGATCGTTAAATGGGACGAGCTGCAATTGAGATTCGATCTGCCGGATCTGGACGAGGCGGAGGATGACGCCTTAGAGCGGGCAATATCGCCGGAGGAGGCGCGGCTGATCAGCGAGGCGGCTCGAGGGGCATTGGAGGCTCAAACAGGATCGATCCTGGAAAAGAAATCAGAATGGCTAGTGGATTATCTATTTTTGCGAGACCAGAACTGGCCTTGGCGGGTGGCTTGCTACATTGCATGGGCGAGCTCACCGAGGCTCAGCCGATGGCCGAAGACGCTGGGAGAACTGGCGACGTCGATACTGGGTTTGAGGAGCCCGCGGGTGATCTACAAGTGGCGAACGAAGTATGCAAGCATCGATACGGTGGTTTCGATGATGCAATCTAAGCCACTATGGGAGCATCGGGCGGATGCTATTGCGACACTGGTGAAAATGGCGACGGATCCAAATTATAAAACATTCAACGACCGGAAGCTATATTTTGAAATAACGGGGGATTACGTGCCCAGATCGATGCTGGGGGTGGGGAAGGCAGGGACGGCCGGGACGGGGGGAGATCTGGCAGAGATGAGCGAGGAGGTGCTGAAGCGGTGGGCGGGGGAGTTAATAGGGACACAGATGAATGCTGATGAGGCCAATGGAGCCAATGGAGACGCAAATGGAGATGCAAATGGAGACGCAAAATCTTGCGTCTCTACCGAAGAGGAGGGTGAGGATGCTGGCGACGAGTAGCAGGGTGATGGTGCAGCAGGAGGAGGCGCGGGCAGAACTGGCCAGACGAGAGCTGGCGCGGCGCCACCTGGTGGATTTTTCATGCTACGTGGCGCCATATTATAGACCGGCAAGGCACCACCGGCTGGTGGGAGAACATCTGGAGCAGGTGGAGACATACGTGCGATCCAGGGGAGCGACGGGGATCGGACGATTGCTGATCCTGGAGCCGCCGAGGTATGGGAAATCAGAGCAGATGTCGAGGCATTTCCCACCCTGGGTGCTGGGAAGACTGCCGGATACGCACATCATATTGACGAGCTATATTTACGACCTGGCGGCGAAGTTCAGCCGGGCGGCGAGGGACGTGGTGCTGTCGACGCCGTTCAGGGCGGTTTTTGGAGAGCTGGCAAGCATAGAATCGCCGGTGGAGATGAGCGAGGACAGCCGAAGCGTGAAAGCCTGGGAACTGGCGGCGCCGCATCGAGGAGGGATGATTGCAACGGGCGTGGGAGGCGGCATCACCGGATCGGGAGCAAATCTATTCTTGGTCGACGACCCATTCAAGAACCGGGAGGAGGCGGAGAGCGAGAGCCACCGGGAATCGGTGTGGGAATGGTGGACATCGACGGCTTATACGAGATTGGAGGATGGGGCGGCAGTGGTGGCTTCGCTGACCAGATGGCATGCGGATGATTGGGCGGGGAGGCTGCTCAAGGCGATGGCGATGGATCCGAAGGCGGATAGATGGGTAGTGTTGTGTTTACCGGCGATAGCGGAGGGAAAAGAAAAGATTAACACGAATATCACGAATGAAGCGAATTACACGAATGCTTTTGTTATCGATATGGGAAATGGTTTCGGAAAAGTCGTGGGCAATGTTCAGGATGATTTCGAGAAGTACCAACGGGAAAAAATGCTAGAGGGGATATGGGTGGACCGGGAGGATGCGCTGGAGAGGAAACCGGGCGAGGCGCTGTGGCCGGAGAAGTACAGCGAGGAGGATCTGGAGAGGATCAGGATCAATATCGGGGAGTACGATTTTGAGGCTTTATACCAGCAGAGACCATACAGCCGGACGGGGAATTACTTCCAAAAACCATGGTTTGCAATCGAGGAAGCGCCACCGAAGATGGAAGAGATGATAACTAGGATGTGGTTTTGGGATACGGCGGGTAGTAAAACAGGAGAAGGAGATTATGCCTGTGGTGTGGTCATGAGTCTGAGCAAGGATAGATTGGTGCATGTGGAAAACGTGGCCAGGAAACAAGGAACACCTGGGGATTGTAGGAAATTGATGAAGGATTCATTATTGGCAGATAAGGCAACAGGAAGACCGATCAAATGCATCTGGCACCAACAGGGTGGAGCAGATTCGGGATTGGATAGCGCCCAATCGATCAACAGGATGCTAGCGGAATTGGGATTTACTGCCAGATTCCAGACGGTAAGAGGTAATAAAGAAGAAAGAGCAGGAAACTGGTCAACTGCTTTGCAGGGAGGACAGGTTAGATTGGTTAGAGGAGGCTGGAATCAAATATTCATAGATGAACATATTGGATTTCCAAGAATAGGCCATGATGATCAGGTAGATGCAGCAAGTTGGGGATATAACAAATTGGTTGGAAGGATGATTAAAGAGGCGAGGAGCTACCAGGGATAAAGAAATTTCGAAATACGAATTGGAATTGCGAAATGTGAGGATTTATGGCGAGTGATCTGGAACTGGCATTCAAGGCGCTGAGCGGGAAGGCCACTTTATATAAGCGGTACTTCGATTATTACGATGGCAACCAGCCGGTGACGTATACCACCAATCGATTAGCAGAGATTTTCAAAGGGATCGATGCGGTGTTCACGGAGAACTGGTGCGCGGTGGTGATCGACAGCGTGAGAGACCGGATCAATCTGACAGGGATCGAGGTTCCGGACAGCGCCAAGGATGTCTGGGAGCTGCTGTGGGACGAATCGCAGATCAAATTGGAGAGCGACGAGGCGCACGAAGCGGCGCTGGTGGCGGGCGAGGCATATATGATAGCCTGGCCGGACGAGGCGGGTGTGGCGCAATCTTATTACAACGATCCGAGGCTGGCGCATATTTTCTATCAGGCAGAGAACCCACGCAAGAAGCGATTCGCAGCGAAATGGTGGTTAGAAGGCGAGGAAGAAACCAGGCTGACGCTTTATTATCCAGACCGTTTGGAATATTACACGGCGAAAGGAAAAGAGGTTCCTGACTCGGCGAATTTATTCAAATCGATGGGAGAGAAGGCGGAAAATTCATATGGAGAGGTGCCGGTGTTTCACTTCCGGACGGCGAACCGGATCGTGCGGAGCGACCTGAAGAACGTAGTGCCGATCCAGAACGGGATCAATAAACTCCTGGCAGATATGATGGTGGCAGCGGAGTATGGAGCATTCAAACAGCGGTTCGTGATCAGCAACTCGGATATCCTAGGAAAACTGAAAAATTCGCCGGGTGAGATCTGGGATCTTCCGGCGGGGGATGGGATGGGGCAACAGACGCAGGCGGGGCAATTCGATGCGACGCCGCTGGAGAATTACCTGAAGGCAATCGATAGTCTGAGCATGGCGGTCAGCTCGATCACCAGAACGCCGAAGCATTATTTCTTTTCGATCGGAAGCAATCTTTCGGGCGAGGCGCTAATTGCGATGGAAAGCCCGCTGAATAAAAAGGCGCAGGACAGAATCGATAGATATATACCATCGTGGAAGGATATGACCAGGTTCATGCTGAAGGTGATGGGGAAAGAGGTGAAGAACCAGGAGATCAGGCCGGTATACGACGACCCGGAGAGCGTGCAGCCGTTCACAGAGGCGCAGGCGATCCAGATGATGGTGAGCGCAGAGATACCATTACCCAGCGCGTGCAGAAGAATGGGGTGGAGCGAAAAAGAGCTGGAGCAACTGAAGAAGGACGTGGCGGAGAAGGCGAAAGCGCAGAAAATGAGCCTGGCGGAGGGGTTACTGGAGGCGCAGAGGAGATTCGATCAAGGGAATGTTTAACGTTTAAATGTTGAACGTTTGAACGTTTATTGAAGGAATCATTTGGGCGGGAAGCCCGATAGATGCCCGAGAATACTCGGGAAGGAGAATATGATGGCAGACGGAACGGGAAGTTCTAATGGGGGCGCCGGGGGATCCGGCGGTTCGGATCAAGGCCAAGGCCAGGGTCAAGGCCAGGGTCAAGGCCAGGGTCAGGGCCAGGGTCAAGGTCAAGGACAAGGTCAGGGACAAGGTCAGGGTAGTGGGGGCGCCGGGGGAACTGGCGGAGACCAGGGCCAGGCACAAGGTCAGGTCCAGGGACAAGGCCAAGCCTTGCAATACGAGGAGTGGCTGAAAGGCCAGCCTGAAGAGGTCAAGACCATGCTGGGAGGCTGGGAGAAAGGCTTGAAGTCGGCGCTGAAAGACGAGCGGGAGGCTCATTCAGAGCTGGAGAAGAAACTGCGGGATCTGGCCGGGAAGGCTCAGAAAGGCAGCGAGGACGAGAAGAAGCTGATCGAGATGGCGGACCAGATGGCGGAGGGGGACCGGCGGGCGACCTTTTACGAGGAGGCGCACAAGGCCGGAATCTCAAATTTGAAACTGGCGTACCTGGCGGCGGTGAAGGAAGATCTATTCGACAAGCGAGGGAATGTGAACTTAGAGACACTGAAGAAGAATTATCCCGAGCTATTCGAGCAGGAGAAACCCAAGCCAAAGGGGAACGCTGGTGATGGAACGGGAACATCCATAGAGGGCAAAATCTCGATGGATGATTTTATTCGAGCAAGAGCTAGCGGAGGCTAGTATAGGAGGAAGAAATGCCTTACAACAATATCATCGGTCGGGCTGACGTCGCCGGAATCATTCCGGCGGAGTACAGCTACGAGCTACTGAATGGAACCGCACAGGAATCGTTCCTGATGCGCATGTCTCGCCGGTTGCGCAACATGACCGTGTACGAGGAAAAGCTGCCGGTGCTGAGCGCACTGGCGACGGCTTATTTCCCAGGCGGAGATACCGGACTGGTGCAGACATCGGTGATCAATTGGACGGACGTAATCATCTACGCCGAGGATCTGGCAGTAATCGTGCCGATCTCGAAGAACGTGCTGAACGACGCAAAAATCCCCATCTGGGAAGAGGTCAAGCCGGAACTCAAAACGGCTGCGGGAGTGGCGATTGACAACGCGCAGCTCTATGGGACGAATAAACCCAGTACCTGGCCAACCGCTATCATTGCGGCGGCTCTAGCTGCAGGCCACAACGTTTCCGAGGCGGCATATGCCGACCTTTACGAGGCGTTACTGGGCGAGACCGGAGCGGCTGTATCAGGTCTCTGGGGCTTCATCGAAGAAGATGGCTTCGAGGTCAATGGAGCAGTGGCGCACCTGACCATGAAGCGCAAGTTGCGCAATGCTCGCGACTCAGACGGGCACCCGATCTTCAACGCTGATCCAGCTGCAGCGGGTCGCTATCTGTTGGATGGGGCGCAGACGTACTTCCCAACCACGGGAATCACCAACAGCACCCAAAAGCTGATCGCGGGAGACTGGAAGCAGCTTTGCTACTCGATGCGCCAGGACGTGAATTTCGAGGTATTCACCGAGGGCGTCATCCAGGATGCGAGCGGCAAAATCATCTATAACCTGCTTCAGCAACGCATGGCGGCGATCATGCTGACCATGCGCCTGGGTTTTGCGCTGCCCAATCCAATCAACCGGGTGAATGTAATCGCTGCAACCCGTTACCCGTTCGCCTATCTGACGGCGTAAGAGACGCAAAATATCGAGACGCAAGATATTGCGTCTCTACGAAGGAAATTGGAGGTGTGAGATGGGTCTATATCCAAGAAACTTACTGGAGTACGTGGCTCTGCAGGGCATACCGGTGGGGCCGAACTCCAATATATACCTTGTGGATCCGGCGAATGGGAACGACAAAAACCCAGGGACTAACTTCAAGGCGCCGTTGTTGACTTTGCCGGAGGCTTATGATCGGTGCATCACAGGACAGCACGATACAGTGCTGACCTTAGCAAGCGCGGCAGCTCTTACCCTGACGGAGCAATTGACGTGGAGCAAGAACCTGACGCATCTGTTGGGATTGGGCGCTCCGACGATGTATGGGAAGCGGACGCGCATCATCTCGGGGGCGGACGACATCTCGCCGCTGGTGATCTTTAGCGGCTACGGATCCATATTCAAGAACCTGCGCATCGTGCACGAGCAAGCAGACGACACGGGGAGCCTGATCAACGCCCGGGTGAGCGGAGCAAGGAACCACTTCGAGAACGTGGAGTTTGCAGGGAACGCGACAGCAAGCTCGGCGATCGATGGTGGATGCAGCCTGGAGATCGCCACGGGAGGCGCGGAACTTCTATTCAAGGACTGCGTGATCGGCCTGGATACCATCGAGGAAGCCACTGGTTGTATGGCGATGGTGGTGTCGGCAACCGGAGCGGCGCGGAACAGGTTCGACCGGTGCGTGTTTGCTGGCTATGCCAATAGCACGGGAGCAGGGCTGGTGGAGGTAAACTCCGGAAATTCGATCGACCGAGCATGGGTGTTCCGGGACTGCGAGTTCATCAACCTAGGAACCCAAACGATGGCCAGCGCGTTCCTGTTCCACAATCCGGATGCACGCTGGAAACGGATGCTCTTGATCGACTGCTGGGGCATGGGCTTCACCGATTGGGACAAGGACAACACCGGGATGCTTTATAGCAACATGGACATCATGACTCCGGGAGGCGTGGCGGGTTACCTGCTGGCGAGCGTAGTGACGTAGGATTTCGGATTTTGGATTTCGGATTGGGGCGGGTCTCAAAGATGAATTAGTGTCGGAAATATCCGATTTAGACCCGCCCCTACAATGACGAATTTAATTTCGCAAAACGAACGGAGGCTTGAAATGACGGTAGAAATCAACACGAATGTTGGGCGCGGGTTTATGACCATCGATATCGAGGGATGGGCAACGGCAGCGGGATGCCTGGGATCGATTGCGAATCCGGAAGGGGTGCCGCTGGCGATCCTGCGGGCATATCTATATGTCGAGACGCCATCGGCGGCGGCTGCGGTTCTTTCCGTCGGAGTTGGTACGCTGGCGGCAGCTTCGACCGACGTGATCAATGCGTTGGAGATGAACCAGACGGCGGGAACGCTATGGAACGGGGTGGATTTGGATATCACATCCAAGGCGGCCATGACCACTCCGGCGATCTGGACGGCGGCGCTGTATCTGAACTTCACGACCGCGACGCAGATTTCGACGGCATTCAGAGGGAAGCTGTTCGTGGAGTATCTGAGACTGACCGGTTAGCGGAAAGAGACGCAAGGAGACGCAAAATATTGCGTCTCTACCCATTTGAGGCCCGCCGTTCCGGGAGAAAGACGGCGCGGCGGGCCGGGTACGAGCATCGAAGGAGGTAAGGTATGGCGGCTTCGGATGAGCAGATCGCACGAGTGCGCCGGATGGTCAATGAACCGATGGAGACGACTTACACTGACGAGATGATAGCGGCGTACATAGAGGCGCACCCGCTGGAGGACGCCAGGGGGGAGGGGCCATGGATCGAGAGCGAGACGATACCGGGGACGCTGGAGGAAAACCCAGATTGGACGGAGACGTACGATCTGAATGCGGCGGTGGCGGACGTGTGGGAGGAAAAGGCGGGTATTTTGGCGCAGGATTACGATATTTCGGTGGACGGGGGGAATTATTCAAGGAGTGATGCATACAAGCAGACAATGGAACAGACGAGATATTTCCGATCCAGGAGGAGCTGGAAGACGGTGACGATGAGGCCGGAGCCGCTGGCGCAAGGGGAAGAAGAAATTTCGGATTGAGAAATTGGAATTTGGAATTGTGAAATGGAAAACTCGAAATTAGAAATTAGAAATTCGAAATGGGAATTATGAGATGGTAACAGGAAGGCCACAGCCGGGGCGGGTGCAGGTATTGATGGAGGAGTTCCGCAGGCAGATGATGCTGGGGGATGTGGCGCAGCAGCTTATGATGGCGCAGCGGTGGCTGCAGGTGGAGGCGGCGCTGGAGGGCGTGATTGCGATATTGGCGCAGGAGGCGGCGGATCTGGCGGCGGCGGGGAAGCCGGTGAGTCGGTCGGCGCTTTACGAACTCAAGCGTTATCGTAATTTGTTGGGGCAGGCGAAGTCGGAGACGCAGAAGTACCAGAGGTGGACAGCGGGGAATATCACAGAACGGCAGGGGAATCTGGCCAGGATGGGCATGGTCCACGCTCGAAATATGATCCGGGCGAGCTACCTGGAGGCGGGTAAGGCAGTGGCCAAATTCGATCTGCTGCCGGTGGAAGCGGTGGAGACGATGATCGGGTACGCCAGCAATGGGACGCCATTATATGATTTGTTGATAAAAAGCTATCCGGACAGCATCGATGGATTGACGGATGCACTGATCGAGGCGACGGCGAAGGGGATCAATCCCAGGCTGACGGCGAAGCTGATGGAAAAGGAGATGGCGGGCAATTTGCAGAGAGCGCTGACGGTGGCCAGGACGGAGCAACTGAGGGCTTACCGGAAGGCGTCGACGGAGCAGATGAAGGCCAGCGGGGTAGTGGAGGGTTGGATCTGGCGGAGCGCGATGCAGACTACGACGTGCCTAGGGTGCATAGCGATGGATGGGACGGAGCACGACTTGGATGAGGAGCTGGACGATCACCCGAACGGGAGATGCTTCAAACAGCCGAAGATAATCGGGTTGGCGCCGGTAGAGACGAGGAGCAGTGAGGACTGGTTCCGATCGCAGCCGGAGGAGAGGCAGGCAGAGATGATGGGAGACAGGCTTTTCGAGGCGTGGAAGGAAGGGCAGGTGGGTTTTGCGGACCTGGCGACTCGAGTCGATTCCGAGGAATGGGGGAGCCACGTGCATATGGCGAGTCTTGAGGAGATTGGAATTTAAACGCGAATAGCGCGAATGAGCGAATGATTGCCGAGAGTACTCGGCACGAATAAATTTTTATAAAAAGTGAATTGGAATGAGAAATTTTACGAGCACGGAGCTGGAAAGGATGCAGGAGACGCAGGAAGAGGGGATGATGGATATCTGCGACCTGCTGGAGCACATGGAGACGGACCGGGAGAACAAATACGGGAAACCGGTGGAGGAATGGGTGACCAGGAGCGGGCTAGCCTGCGGGCTGGATATGAGATCCAGCGGGGAGGTAAGGAATGCGGAGGCGGAGCTGTGGGACGCCAGGCTCAGGCTGCCGATCGATACGGAGGTGAGCAGGGTGGACCGGGTGGTGATCACCCACCGGTTCGGAGTGCTGCTGAAGGAGCCGATGCTGTTCCAGTTCGAGGGGGGGGCCTTGAGAGGGCCTTCGGGATTGGTTTTGAAATTAAAGAATTAACGCGAATGGCGCGAATGAGCGAATTATTTATAAGGAATTATTGAGATGAGTGAAGATGGCGTGGAAGTTAGGATGTACCTGGATCACGTGAAGGTGATGGTGGAGGAGGCCACGGAGGAGGTGTTGAAGCAACTGGCGTTCCGGATCACGGAGAGGGCACAGATCAAGATTCGGGAGAACGACCAGATCGACACGGGGTTCATGGTGAACTCGGTGTATCCCATCTGGAAGGATGGAAGCGGTTACGAGGCTGCGGCCAGTGAAGCGGAATCTCACAACGTGAGGAAGACCGGCGAAATCGTTGGAGGGATCAGGATGGCGCCGGAACCCCAGTTGCCGGAAGACGCGGCGGCGGGGGTAGTGGTGGGGGCGAACTACGCGGTCTACCAGGAAGCGGCAAAGCCATTCCTTTACCCGGCGGCGGAGGCGGCGGCGGGAGAGTTCGGTGGATTGGCGGAACAGATCTATCAGGAGGAGCTGCCGGAGGAGGGATCGAAGGTATGACGGACGTGGAGGCGGTGGTCCGGGCATGGCTGATATCTCTGGCGGAAATCACGGCTGCATTCGGGAAGAGGGTCTATTCAGGACGTTATCTGCCTTCAAAATATACACCAGATCTGGGAGCGGCGGTTCTGTTCATGATGCGAGGAGGAGGACAGGATTACTCCAGCAAGGTACTGCAGCCGAGCGTGCAATTCAGGATTTATGGATCAACGGAAGGCGTGGCGAGGAAGGCTTCGCAGGCGCTTTACGATGGGATCAATGATCAGCAGGCGCGGCAGATTTGCTATGCCAGGATGGAGGAGGGGACCATACCGGTGCTGCTGACGGAACCGGGGTCGGATTGGCCTTATGTGCTGATGTATTTCAAATTTCATATACAGAATCCGTGAGAACGAAAAGATTTAACGCGAATGGCGCCAATGAGCGAATGTCGCTAATAATTTCATAATTTGGGCGATAAACCTAAGAAGGAGAGTGTGAGGTGAATAAGTTCGACGAGATGAGTGCAGAAGAGATCCGGGAATACCTGGAAAAGGGAAAATGTTCGAGGGAAGAGGCGCAGGACATTTACAACCACGAGATGAACGGGGAGATGAGGGCGGAGGCGCTGGAGGCGATCCGCAATTACATGGCCGGGCTGGGAAAACCAACCAAGAAAGCTGCGGCGAAGGAAACCCCGGTCAAGAAGAAGGGATGATAGGATGATTACCGAGAATACTCGGTTTTTATTAAACAGATATGAGGTGAATATATGATAGATTTTGATCTAAATGGGATGAGCGCCAGGCAGATATTGGCGTATTTGAAGAGGCGCCAGATTGGTGTGGGATTATTACCCAATATCAATGCTACGGAGAAAACGCACCGGCGAAGACCGGAGGTGTTGAAGGCTCTGCGGGAGTATCAGATCTGGCTGGCAGAAATCAATAAACCGGTGGAAGCAGAAATCATCGAGGAGCCGGTTTCAGTCGATTTGGAAATGGAAGAATATTAGGAGGTAGGTATGACGGCAGATTACGATAATGCAGTGGCATTGACGGTGCTTGAGATCAGCCGGGCGGGGAAATCGCTGGATAAACTGGCGGTGGAGCCAACGGCGACTGACGGGAATAAATTCCTGAACGATGGGAAGACATTCCTTTTTGTGAGAAATGGGTCAGTCGGAGATATCACGGTGACGTTCGACTGCCCAGGTTCGGTGGACGGAGCGGCGATCGCAGACCTGGTGGTTACGGTGAAGGCGACCGGAGATGCGAACGGGCTGGATGAGCTGCTGATCGGGCCGTTCACGACGATATTCAACCAATCGGATGGATACGTGTGGGCGGTGTTCTCGGCGGTGATGACGATTATTACGGCGGCGTTCAGGTTGGCGAACCCGTAAGAGAGACGCAAAATATTGCGTCTCTACGAGGAAATGGAAGGAGAATAATATGGCGTATTCGAGCGCAACGGTATTGACGGTGCAGGAGATAACCCGGGCGGGGAAGTCGGTGACGGAGCAACTGGCGGCGGCGACGGCGACGCACGGAGATAAATTCCTGAACGATGGGAAGACTTTCCTGCGGATCAAGAACGGAGACGCCAGCCCGATTACGGTGACGATCCAAACGCCGGGGACGGTGGATGGCCAGGCGTTGGCGGATCTGACGGTGACTATCGCGGCGACCGGCGACGGAGATGGATTGGATTTCCAGGACATCGGGCCATTCACGGCGATCTATAACCAATCGGATGGGTACGTGTGGGCGGTGTGCTCGGCGGTGACGAGTGTCACGGTTGGGGCGTACCGGCTGGCGAATCCGTAGGGGTTTGGAACGCGAATGACGCGAATTTGGTGAATAACGCGAAAGAATTGAAAGGAGAGAAACATGGCAATATCGGACATAATTGTTAGCCCGTGTTTGATCTATTACTCGACGGTGGGTTTGACATTACCGGCGGATACGGTGGCGGCGGGGGGGGCGTGGCCAGCGGGTTGGACGGCGCTGGGTTATACGGAGACGCCACTGACGGCGGAGCTGAAGCGAGAAGGGGTGGAAGCGGACATCCAGGAGACGCTGACGCTGATACAACGAGGATACAAGGTGGAGTCGTTCGTGGTGGAAACCAGCCTGGCGGAGCTGCTCACGAACGAGCTGGCGCTGGCCTGGGGAGGCGCCTTCAACCAGACGGCGGCGGGGGCGGGCCAACCGGCGAAGGACGAGCTGGTGGCAGGCGATATCACCGCAGTGACGGAACGGCAGTGGGGTTTCGAGGGAAAATATGTCTCGGCGGCAGGGAACGTACACCCGATCCGGCTTTTCTTATGGAGGGGCGTATCGGAGTTCGGCGCCAAATTGGAATTTGGAAAATCGAAGCCGACGGGAATCACGCTGCGGATCGTGGCCAATCCATCCATGACATTGGCGGCAGGATTGAGGCTCTTCAAGCTGCAGAAGATCACCGCACCGGCGAGCTCGTAGGTGTGCCATGCAAAACGTGATTGTGAAATTAGCCGGTAGGGAATACGAGATCAAGCCGCTGCCGATCAGACCGGCGAGGGAGATCAGACAGCGGCTTACCGAGCCACTTATCCAGGTAATAGAGATGCTTAGGAATGCTCCAGCCAAGACCGATTTGAGTGACGCGCAGGGTATAGGGGAATTGCTAGGGTCAGTCAAGACGATATTGGTAGGCTCTATCGATCTATGCCTGGATCTCCTTTTTTCTTATTCGCCGGAATTGAAGGCAGACCAAGAATACATCGAAAATAACGCCTATGACGACGAGGCATTGAAAGCGGTCTTGGAGGTGCTCAAACTCCTGTACCCTTTCGGTGGTCTGGTGAAGAAATTGGCTGGCCTGGTGAGTGGCCTGGCGGCGTTGGGGACCTCGACGAACTCGCGCTCAGCCAATGGGGACGCTGGGCAGACGAGCTCGACGAAGTAGATTTGACCTGGCTGAGCATGGCGTATCTGAGAAGACTGCAACTGGAGAGTCGGGCGCATGCGGCGGCGCTGCTGAATGCGATGGGCGAGTCGATGGGTGATCACAATCGGGTGGCGCCGGAGGCGATGATGGTGATGATGGGGGGGTTCTAACGTTTGCCGAGAGTACTCGGCTTAACGTTTAAACGTTATACATTGGAATGGAGGACGAAAATGCCTTATCCAACTGAACATTCTGCTCGTGTTCGTGATCCGGGTGACTTTCAACCGGATAGTTTTCGGCGCAAGGAGGTTGCCCCAGGGATCTCGATTGTTATGGGCAGGCTGAAAGGCAGCACAAGCATGACTGCTCAGGCATACCGTTTCGATAGATCGAAGTTCACACCAGAGGAAGCAAAGGCGTGGCTGAAAGATCACGACATCAAAATATCTCATTCGAGCCAGCTTCGGGCGAAGAAATGGACAGAATGATTCGGAAAGCTGCGGGCAGGTAAGAATAACGTTGGAAAGTTAGAACGTTTAAAAGTAGAAATGTTGGAGTAGAGATGAGTATTACGATCGGTGATGCGGTTCTGTGGATCCGGGGGAAGAGCGATAAACTGCCGGGAGACCTGAAACAGGCTGAAGGTCAGGTCAAAGATTGGGGAAAGACAATCAATGACGTTTTCAAGGCTGTCATCGGCGTGGGTGTCACGGTGGCGATCTCAAGAGGCATTCGAGCCATCACCGACAATTTGATCGAGCTGGGGAAGGAAAGCATCAACGTGGGCAGGGAATACGGAAAGCAGGTGGACCAGATGCGCAGGATCACCGGACTGAGCGTGGAGGACAGCAGCCGGTTGATCCAGATTGCGGACGACATGGAGCTGAGCTATGAGGGGTTGTCCACAGCGATAAGGATGTATTCGATGGACCAGGGCAAAGCGGGGATCAGCACGCAGATCAGCGTCGATACTCTGGCGGATCTGTCGGACGAATATATGCGATTGGCGCCGGGGACGGAGCGGAACACCTGGCTGATCGACAAATTCGGGCGCAGCGGTATGCAGATGGCCAGGCTGATGGAGCAAGGAGGAGATGCGATCCGGGAGATGTCGGACGCTATCGAAGAGGATTTGATCTTAACCGAGGACATGATCAAGACACAAGAGGAATACCGGGTATCGGTAGATAATCTGGAAGATGCGATGAGCGGCTTGAAGACGCAATTAGGGCTGGCGCTGATGCCGTTGAAGACGGAATGGAACCAGTTCCTGATCGATCATGCAATACCAATTCTGGAAGATCTAATTGATTTATTCAAGCAATTACCTGGTCCGGCTCAGGGCGCGATTGTGGCATTGGTTTTGCTAGGTAGAGGAGCATCTTCTGCGGCTCCGGGAATAATGGGCGCTGCTTATGCACTCAAAATATTAGGAGGAACGGGGCCGGTACTCAAAGTTCTAGCAAGCATTCTAAAATTCACGCTCCTTCCAGCGCTGGTTGCAGTAGGCGCTTATCTGGAATTCAAACTTATCGATCAACTTACCAGATCTGGAGCAAAACTTGGGCAAAAGTTGGCCGAATGGACGGGGATCTGGGATATATTGCCCCAGGAAGTAAGGGATATGAGTATTGCTTTGCAGACCGAAGGCCTTTTTAGCAAGGCTTATTTGGATTCGGTTGGTAAAGTAATCGGTATATTCTTTAGTGGATTTGTAAAAAATATAGGAACATGGCTTAGTCAAGCATTCAGAGAATTCGGCAAGTTTATGACGTCGTTGACGAAATGGGCAATGGATATTTCGAAACGAATTGGCGATTGGGGAAAGTCAATTGGTAAGAATTTTGTTACCGGCATAGCCGATGGCATCAAAGCAGCATGGGAATGGCTGAAAACCACGGTAGCAGATCTAGCACAGACGCTCCTACAGGCGGCGAAGGATGCGCTGGAGATGGAAAGCCCGGGGAAGGCGCCGGCGAGGGAGATAGGAAGACCATTCGCGCAAGGGATCGGGATGGGTTTCGAGCAGGCAATACCTGATTTAGTGGCGCAGATCCAACTGGCGCTGAAACCTGTTCCGGCCATGGCCATGGCTGGATTGGGGAACGTATCGGTGGGGCATATCGAGTATCACGGGGCGTTCAGCAGGGACGAGATGAACCGGCTGGACCGGCGGAGCAAGCGGATCGCCAGCGATACTGTGGAGGAGATACTGAAATGAGCATGCCGGTATACCGGATCGGAACGACCAGTGGGAACATGGCGAGCCTGGAGAGCCTGGGAGTGCCTATTCCCAAGGCGGCGCCGGTGGATTACGCAGGGTATATTACCCTGGGTGATGGATCGAGCCGAGGGATCGGGTGGCTGTGCTGCGAGTGGAGATGGGCGCACCTGACGCTGACGCAACTGGCTGTGATACAGGCTTATTTTCCAACAGTATATATCCAGACGCTCACGGAGGACGGGACATACGACGTTTTCACGGGCACCATGGTGTTGCCACCGAAGAAAGCGCCAAAGGTAAATTTTATGTTGGATTACGCGGTGGAGTTTAGAGGGATGGCGGCGGTATAAATTTCGAAATTAGAAATTCGAATTTCGAAATAAAAAGTGATTCAACGCGAATGGCGCAAATGAACGAATGACACGAATAATATTTGGAATCAGGAATGGAATCAAAATATGATGGGCATGACATTTATGGAAATAAATTTTCCAAGGGCACGCCCATCATATATAGCAGGATTGGAATTATTAGAGGTCAATGACTATTTTTTTAGGTCTGCCACCTTTCTTCCCGTTCTCTCGACTGGCGATTTTCTTACGCTCACTGGTCATACTTCCGAGGACAGAGGCGGCCACAGCGCCAGGCTGATCAGGCATAGTAAGAGCCCACATACCATCTGGCTGGCGCTCCAATCCACCAATCCCCTCCAACCACAAGGCATCGTTATCGATCTTCTCGGCGCCGGTGGAGCTGCGACCGTTGGAATATGCCGCTTGCATCAGACCGCAGATTGTGACCAGTTGCTCGAGGCTGAGCTGATCAACAAGGCCGGCTTGGTCAAGAGGCAATTTGATGGCTAGAGCGGCGACGGACCCGGGCGAGCTGGCGAGTTTCAGGTCCAGCGGGCAGTGGAGCAAGAGGAAGATCTTGATCGACGAGCCGACGGTATTGTACCGGGCGACGGCGACGGGGGCGATCGACCAAGAGGATTGGACGCTGGGGTTCGTACACGTGGGAGGGACGCTGGGGCTTTGCCTGGAGGACATGACGCTGCTAGTGGGATCGGACACAGATTTGGACGATATCGGGATATTGCGGTTGCGCAAGGCACCGGTGGCGGGGACGTTCTACGTGGGGGCGGATCCATCGGTGGTGGTGACAGTGGGTGATCACCTGACGGTCTTGGACGATTTCGAGGTATTCGCCAAACACTCCTGGGGCGAGCTGCTGGACGTAGACGTGGCGCTGGGGGATAAGTTTACCGATCCACAACCATATCCTATCATGGGAGACTGCGCCATCATCGACGTGGACGATACGATCGGTTTCGACGCGACGGACGCCTGGGTTCCGGGAGGGGCGGCGGTTACCTACGCCTGGACGTTCACCGGGGCCAGCGCCACTACGGGCCTCACCACGGCGACGCCAACGGCGACGTACGACACGGCGGGGAGATACCGGGCGAAGCTGACAGCGACATCCGGAGGAAAGAGCTACATTGGATATCGATATATTTTCGTCCTGGGAGGAGCGATCGCTCCGGACGACAGTGCGGTAATCGAGGAACCAGCGTGCGACGAGGAGGGGGCGTGGACGTGCCAGGCGATGCTGTATGACCGGCCAGCGATCTGCAAGAGGCGAAGAGCAATTATTTACTGCGACGACTATTATGCAGGAGCGGCGGAGAGCATCGGTCCATGGAGCGGAAGAGAGAATATCGTGCTGATCGGCAGGATCATGGAGGAATCGATCGTCCGGCAGCCAGGTGAGGATTGGGTGGAATTCACAGTAGGGAACGAGCTGGCTTTATTCAAATCATTGGCATGCCAGCCAGCGGGGCTGACGGACGAAGATTTTCCCACGGATAAGGGAGTGACGCTGCCAGATTGGTCGCTGATAAGCGGCTTGACTGTGACCAAGGGGCTGCACTACCTGGCGCTGCACCGGTCGACCATGGCCAGGTGTTTGGATTTGCGAGTGGAGGATTGGGAATGGGCGTGCCCTTACCTGACGGCGAACAGCGAGACCCTGGCGGGGCAGCTCCAGGATTTTGCGGACCACGCGGCGCTGAAGGTCAGGGGAGATCGCTACGGACGGGTCTACGTCGAGCGAGACACGCAGATCTACCCGGTGGACGACCGGACGGCGGACATCCCGGTGGTGATGACCATCACGGATGCGGACTGGAGAGAAGAGCTGAGCGTGATCCGCAGGCAGACGGGAATGGTCGCCGAAGCGAAGGCGGAGGGATACGTCTATTCGGCTGCGGGAAAGACATTGACCAGGACGGGCGGTCGATCCCCGGGAGACCAACCGGCGCGATACGGGGAGGGAGAATCGATCGACGAGGTATATTTCGGAGCATTGAGCGACGCGCTGGAAATTGCAGGCTTGATGGCGGGGGCGCAGAACCGGGAGATCGAGAGGATCATGTTCCAGATGGGCGGGAACGTGAGGCTGATCGACACAGCGCCCAGACAGTTCGTGAACATGGTGGTGGATGGGACGACTTATCGGTGCATCCCCAGGAGCGTGGGGTTGAGGGAGGACGTGGGGGGGCACATGTATACGGAGCTGGAGCTTGAGCCGGAGGGCGGGGAGTGGCCTGCGGTGAAGATAGACTATCCGGAGGAGGGCGAGCCCCCGATCGTCAATCCGCCGGAACCGCCAACGCCTCCTCCTCCTCCTGAAGAGCCTCCGGAGCCTCCAGAAATTGGGGATGCTGATGCAGTGGTTGTTATTCCTGACGACATCGAAACCACGGGCAATTTGGACGAAGCCAGCCCCACCTGGGAGAGTGAAGTTTGAATGTTAAAACGTTAGAACGTTTAAACGTTAGAACGGAGAAGGGATGAGCGCACCGAGTGCACCGATCGATGCCTCGCTGGCTCCTGCGAATGAGGTCTATAAGATACTGGAATCATCCAGTGTTTGGAGGACTGAGAATCTTGGAGGAGGAGCAGCTACCTGGACTGAGGTATATACTGCAGCAGCCTTCGAAGCGGCAAATGACTGCACCAATTGTGTATTTTTACGAGTGGCGATGGCGAGCAGCACTTTAGTGTACGTGCTGGCAAACGCGCTCAAGAGCGGGGAATCGGAGAACACCGCCTGGATGTTGGTCTCGAACAGCAAAGGAGCGACGTGGAATGCTTACATCATTTCTGAAGGAATTATTCCACACGAGTATACGGTTATCTATAAAATGTCGGTCGAATCCGGTGATGGCATTGTTACTTTTACGCATACTCATCCCAGAATTGGCGATTCAGAGTCGACCTTCAATCCTTGGGCTGTAGCGGATCGTTATACGATAATCGTTGGGGGTTCTCCGCCAGATTGGCGGTTCATGACCGGATCTGGAACAACCATACATGATTATAGCGCCACAGATGGAACCTGGAATCAAATACGTGGAAATGGAAACGACTTGCTGGGCAGCGGTGGAGCAGCAGGCGAGGCGTATTTGGATGATTATTTCGGCATTGGGGGTTGGATACATGGCGCAGGCGTCAATCGTAATATGCCGAAGGAGGAGACCCGCATACAATATGTATTTGGAGCGACCCATGGAACAGGATTTTGTAGCGTTCTTGGCGAATCTTTTGTGTTTTGGAACAAGCCGTCTCCAGGAATGCCGAGGGCGCTGGCAGTGGCGCCAACGAATACAAACTGGCTCTACGTTGGGTTCAACGATAAGATCATGGCAAGCGAAACCGGAGGAGTGACCTGGTACAACCTTTATACCGGACATGGGGCTTACGATATCGTGGTCGATCCCCAGCTCGCGGGGGCCATCTATTACTGGTCGACGGATGGCAATCTGAACCTGCTGGTTAAGGGAGCGTTGGGCGCCGAGGTCTTGACATTGACGAGCACCGGGCTGATGACCGAAACGCCTTATGATGCGTTCGGGAGAATCGGTCGCGATCCTTCAAGCGGAAGACTGCTGGCAATTCCCAATGGAACATCTCTCAAAATGAGAAATCTCGGTAGCACAACTGAATTGAAGACCGGATTGGTATCCGGCTGCGGATTGAACGTCTATCCGGGGCAGAAACTGATCATGGTCGATGCGGCCAACATTTGGACTTGCGACGATTTATACGCAGGAACGCCGACTATTTCAGCCAAAAAAGGCGCATGGGCTGCTTATGCAAACGGAGTGCAAGCGCACAGGATGGTTTTGCCATGAGTACACAACTGCCGAGAAATACTCGGCTTAAAAGGACGTGGTCATGAGACAGATTTCGAAATATTCGACTCGCAAGCGGCTGCAGAAGAAGATCCAAAAACAGGTTCCACCGGGGGTCGCCTGGGAGGCCAGGGTTGGAAGCGGCTCCGGAATTGCCATCGTTCCCGGATATAAAGAACTCAGATACGTACGACCGATAAATAACGAGCTACCAGTGATTGTGCACCGTGGAGCAGCCATGGATACCGAAGGGGTGCGAGTTTGGATAGGGAAGCAGCATCGGAGGGAGCATCTCAGAATCCTGGAAGCATCAGGGGTAAACAATGGGCCGGGGACCGATTCTGTTCCGGCTCACGACCACGGACCAACCAGCAAAAATCCGGTTTATATAGCCGATTGGCAGATCTTGCCGCTTTGCATTTATGCGACAACGGGAATGAACGTCCACGTCAACAGCGGGAGACTGGTTTATCAAGGAAAGCCGTTCGAGGTAAGCGCAGACGACATCGATCTTACAGAGAGCATTCCGGTCGCCGGAGCGCAATATAGTCTGATCAGATCCAACACCGTAGGAGTATTGAGTGTGCAAGACGGCGATCCGGTCGACAGCCTGGCGGATCTGACCGACGATGACATTCCACAATGCGACGCAGGTTACGCGGCGCTCGCGTACGTAAGGCTCTACGAAGGACAGACGTCGCTCAGCAAAGTGACTATCAATCCTGATGTCAGGACTGTAGTTTGGGGAGGCGGATTATTCGACAGCGGCGTGGCCATGCTCGACGAGGGGGCGGTTGGATTTGGAGACGGCAGCAATCTGCTCGACGGGGATGCGGACAACTTCTATTACGATGCCGTACATAAGGTATTAATTGTTGGTGGGAATGCAGTTCCAAGCACTGCTGTGCCAAGGATCGTTGTTGTGGGCGATGGATCTTCTGCAGGGCTGTCGGTTATATCTTATGGGGGCTGGCCGATATTTTCGGCCTGGAGGGCCAATGGAACGGAGGATGCTCCAACAGCAGTCGTGCTGAACGACGTCCTGATTGCGATGTCTTCGGTAGGATATGCTGCGGGCGCCTGGCAGGACGCCCGATGTTATCTCAAACTCATTGCGTCCGAGGACTGGACTGGTACAGCACGTGGGGCTTATTGGCAGTTTCAGTCAACGCCAGTGGGCGAAGCTACGACGGTGAATGCTCTCACTATTGGAGGACGTAGAATAATCGCCGAGGTGCCGATAGTTATGTACACCGATACTAAAGCTGCTATCGTGGCTCTTACAGGAGCGCTCGAAGGCACTACTGCATATGCCACAGACA